TATGAAACAACTCGACCTCAAAGACTACACTAAACGCTACTCAGGTAAGCTTTTAGGTAGCAATCGTAAGCTGAAGAAAAGCGCAATGATGACTAAAGGACTATCACTGTTGCCACATACGTTGGCTGGTGGATTCAATTTTTGCCCATCATCAACTGAGGGATGCCGATTAACTTGCATTGTCTACTCGGGTAACGCACGATTCATATCAACTAACGAAGGTAGATACCAACGTTCACGATTCTTTTTAGAACACAAAGAGACGTTCCTGGACTTCCTTAAGTTTGAATTGTCATACTTCCGAGGTGCTGTGAGATTGAATACATTCAGCGATATTCCATGGGAAAAACACATAGACATGGCAGAGTTTGAATGGGTGCAATTCTACGACTACACAAAGATAGCCAATAGATACCACGACTTCTTAGATGGTAGGATGCCAAAGAACTACCACTTAACATTCAGCTACTCAGGAGAAAACGGTGCAAACTGTCTTAACCTACTAGATGAAGGTGGCACTGTTTCCGTAGTGTTCAAAGGCAAAATACCTAAGACATTCGCAGGGTATCCAGTAGTAAATGGAGACGAGTCAGATGAAAGATGGAAAGATCCTAAAGGACACGTAATTGGATTGAAATACAAAACCAATACATTGCATAAAGCTGCCAATGAAACCGCACTCAACTCCTTTGTAGTGAAGGAAGGTGAGACAATGTTTAACACTAAAAGCAATTAGCCATGGAATTATTACAAACTTTTGAATTTGAAAACCTAAAGGTAGAAACATACTACCAAGGAACAGATAAGCTGCCAAACAAGGTTTATTTGAATGGCGAAATAGTTGAGGAAGACGACACGTTCAGGCCGTCTCCATTGCACAACATTGACGACATAGAAACAATGGTATCATTGCTTGGATTTTTAACACTAAGAAAAGACGATGTAGAAGAGGAGTTTTTTGAGACAAGAAGCTCTGACAAGCTGGTAAACTGGGCAGAAGACGACGAGTCTGTTCGCATGATGCTGTACGACTACGAGCACAAAGATGACGACAGTTATTTAAAAGCTAACGAAATGACGAAAGAAGATTGCACACAAATTGAAAAATACATAACAACCTATTAGCCATGAGCAATAAAACCAAACCAAAAGGCAACCAAACAATCCAGTTCCACGCAAACTCTGCTTGGATTGCAGACATTTACGAGGCACAAGAAAAACTGACTGCCATCTACATCAACGTAGCTGAACCAAGACACAAAGAAAAGTTCGACGAAATAGAAAATCTTCTAGACGAACTAAAAGAGCATTTACTAATTGAGAACAACAACATTGCAACAGAAATCCTTAAAACAGATAAGTCATGAGCGATAAAATATTGATACAACAAAAAGACGGGTTCGATGTGTTCTTCACACCACTCGAAGAGTTTGGAACAATCGATGATCACTTCGAGCCTCAAGACGTAAAGCCTACACTCCGCAAGCTGGTTAGTGGTGAGCTTGTTCTATTCTGCGCCAAAGTACACGTAGAAAAGGCAGGTATTGAAGTAGGCGAAGACTATCTAGGAATGTGCATTTACAGCACTGCCGAAGAGTTTTACACCACGTACAAAAAAGAATACTTTAACGGCATGGTAGAGACTGCCATCAAGAGAGGAAAAACAAGAATTGTAGAACTTATAAAACAACTAAAGTCATGAGCAATATAATCTTAAGAATCGAGGCCAAAAGGTACAAAGGAATATCAAGTACCGGAAAGAGTCATAACTTCCTAACCTCAAATAACAATGGAACATACTTTTCCATACCAAAGAGCGCCACAAAGAAGTTCAAAAGGTACACCCGAAAGCACGGTGACTCTCTTGAAGAGATGCCAATGATAAGCATTGAATTTGAGTCGTGGGTAACTCAGCTAGGCGAGATGGGGCGTAAGCTAGACCACGTTTTAACTAAGCTAATAACTGCTCCAAACCAAGTGATAAGATAATGCATGTGCAATGTAAGTGTTATGCATATGCATTGCATGTGTAATGCAAAGGAAAGGAAAGTAAATAAAAGGAAACTAAAGGAAAGTAAATTATGGTAAAGGTATATTTCGAAAGCAACAGTCATGCAGAATTAGTAGCTATCTTTAGAGATGAAGAAATGTATATGCTCTGCTCACCTGCCCTTGAGAAGGAGGCAGAAGAAAACAGGATGATAGTAACAGAGTCTATTGAGGACGAAGTAGAGAACTTCGACAGAATAGAAATAATAAACAAAGAGGCATGAAATCACTCACAATAATAATCACAGTATTAATCCTGATCTTAGCCGTCTTGATTTTCATTTCCGTAATGGCACATAGAATTGCCAAGGAGGTATTTGAGCGAGAGGAAAACATCAGAGACGAGCAGGAATCATTCAATATTCACGAAGAATCAGAAAAACATGAAAGCTAAAATCACGATCAAAACCAAGCTGCAAGGAATGCCAACTAAAAACTGTGAAGTAGATGTTGAATACGGAACTGAACTAGCAGAGCAGAAGATACACGAAATAGGTGATGCCATAACCAGTATAAACCCACAAGCAATCGTAGAGGTTGCATACGAGGTGTACAGCGAAGTAACACATACATGGCAGCAAGTAGTAGGGTACTACCCAAGGATTGAGGAAATTATTAATCAAGAACCATGAACATAGAAAAAATCAGGGAACTGAAAACAATCATCGCAGAGTACGACTCAACGTCCGAAAACGAAAAGGAGAAAGAAAACTACATTGCAGCTCTAGTGGCTACAAAGCTAAAAGGTGACTCTTTCTTCATCAATGCCATTAACATCAACAGCCGAGGACACAACGGTGTAATGTCAACCGACAGCCTAAAGGAGTCAGCAGAGATTATGCTAATGAATCACGGAACATGCCACACCCTTTTGTGGGAGGGTAACGAAAAAGACACCATCCAAGGTGTATGCTTCCATCACGATGTGCCAACGGGAACGTGGTTCAATTTGATGAGTATGGATACGGCAAAAGAGAAAGGGCTTGTATCATGAAAGAAGATAAACAAAAAGAGTTTGAGAAGTACAAGGTGCTATTCAAGTTCATGTATCCTAGCGAAGAACTAAAGAGTTGGATAAATAAAGACAACTTTATCAACAACCTCTATGAAGACTGGGACAGCATAATGTCTGTTGTACAAAAAATAGAGCAAGATTACAGTTTTTCTATTGAAATAAGCCGTTTCAAAAGTAGTGTTTCTATTGGGGATAATAATATCTTCCGATTAATAGACCCTTGGAACAGTATAACAAGAAAAAAAATGTATCAAATGGCAATAAGTGAGTTTGTCAAATATGCAAACAAAGTAAACTTAAAAGAAAAGAAAGCTGAAAACCTTTACGAAAAAACATTTAAAAAACCATGACATACAACATCCTCAGTCCTGATGGCTTTAAATTAAGGCATGAAGACTTTAAAACGAAACTACACGCAATGCTTTACTTCGATGAATGGAAGAAAGGATTTGTGAAACAAGGGTATTATTCTGCCAACGGTAGGAAGATAGACTTGGACGATTTAGAAGACGAATGTGAAATCATAAAAATAGAGCCATGAAAGAACAAATCGAAACCTTAAAAAGAATATCAAAGTCTCTTTTAAACAATAGCGCACCACAAAAAACTATGGATGCCACAATAGACAGGATGGAAAGACTAAGTGAGATAACATTCATCGCATCAATCATTTCCTTTAACCACTTCAAGCTTATCAACCATTTGTTTGGTGAAGGTTCAGTTTATGCCCACGAAGTTATAGCTGAAATGGCTGTTGAAATATTCGAGGAAACAAAGAACATACATCCAGAAGACTGGGAAGACTTCACTGAAGGACTTAAAAACCCAATGGTTACTTGTTTTGAAGATTACATGCTATATTTGTCGAACGAAAAGTCAAATAAGAAGTACCGAGCAATCCAAGCTGCTAAATTCAAAAACATGGAAGCATGAAAGCAATAACCTACGAAAGAGCTGTAGAATTATTCAACGATGGAGTGCCTGTTTGGATAACTGTTGAGTGTAATTGTGTGACTGAATGCGATTGCGAAATAGGATCTAAAGAAGAAGTTGACCCCGACCAGGGAGACCAACTTGAAGACCTCATGGGAAGAGACGAATATTTTGAAGAATAATGCTAAATTGTTTTGATTATAGAAACAATCTGTTATCTTTGATAGACCTTATAAATATATAATACAACGTAATGAGCAAAGGAAAGACCCCTAAATTCACAATCAGTGGAGAGTTTCGTGACCCCGAATACGGCAATCTCGAAATGAACTTATCCAAAAACGGAAAGAAAGTTAGAATCAGAGACCAAGACACAATGGTTATATCTGAGTGGCTTCCTGTTAAGCACGGCTCGTTCTATTATGGTACACAGTACTTTGATGTAAACGAATTTGTAAACTTAAACTAAACACTATGAAATTTCAAGTTTTAGGCATCACCCAAAAAGTGAAAGCCAACCCCTGTGACGTTTCTTTAATATTTCAAGAGAAAGAGAAAGAAACACCTGAATATCAACACAACGAACCTATAGACACTGCCGAATGGTTTATAAACCCAGATGCTTACGCTTTAACTGGAATGGACAAGTCTTCTATGTCAAATGCAGATATTGTTGCTGTGATAAAGCACATAGTATGCTCAAAAAGAAAAGTGTCTTATGTTGATATACTGGGCAAGTCTAGAAAAAGGAAGGTTGTAGTAGCTAGACAGTTGTTCCATTTTTTCGCAAAAAAGCTTACTCAGTTATCTTTATCTGATATAGGTTTTGAAACAAATAACGATCATTCAACCGTTCTAAATAGCATTAAAGTTATTAACGACCTATGCGATACCGAGCCTATGAAAATGGTAATGGTTACTAGGTTAGAGTGCGAAATATCACAAAGAGTTTCTATTAAGGTCTCTGATCCGAGTGCCGACACTATTAATAATTGGAATCAAATCAAACACAAATATATAACCCATGAAGAATGAAAAAGTTTTAAAAGATGTCCTCGAAGAACAAGGCAGGACACAGAGTTGGCTGTTAAATCAGCTTAAAGAGAAGGGATTCTCCAGAGATAGAGCGATCTTCTCCCTGTACTGTAACGGACACCGCAAACCTAGAGACAGGTATGTGTTAGACCTTATAGCGGAACTGCTAGAGGTAGAGAATGAAATTATATATGAATGCTTTAAAGACGTAAAATAAGATGGCAACACCAAAAAAAGAATCGACATTACACCATGCAATGGTAAGGGTAATGCAAGAAGTAAAGGGTATTGAAAAAGGATTAACCGTGGGTAGCGGTAGCTATTCATACAAAGGGGTATCCGATAAAGATGTTAAGCAACAGATTGGACAAGCAATGGCTAAGAATGGATTGACTTGTGTGCCTGTTAAAATTGAGCCAACAACTGACATTAACCGCTGGGAAGTTGAAGAAACCTCATACGGAAAGACAGTTTTAAAACAAAAGATGAGTGTCTTTGTTGAAGTGTTATCCACATTCAGAATAACTCATGCCGAAACCAAAGAGTTTATTGAAATTCAAGGATTTGGACAAGGGCAAGACACAAGCGACAAAGCTGCTGGTAAAGCAACTACCTATGCATTGAAGAACGCATTGTTGTATTCTTTCTTAGTGCCAACAGGAGATATTGATGACACTGACAAGACTCATTCAAACGACATGGAACAAGCGCCTGCGCCACAAAAAAAGCAAGCAGCTCCTGCCCCAAAAGTTGAGATGACTGATGAGATATGGAGGACAACCCTGCCGATACTTGTTTCTGGGGCGTATACTATTGCTCAGGCAGAAGGAAAGTACATTATTAGTGACTTTTACAAAGACGCACTAAAGGACGCTCAGGAGGCTTTGATAGAAAAACTTGACAAAGAGGTTCTTGCTCAAGGCGCAGATAACCTGACTGCCAAATCACAAAAGGTTGTTGATGAACCTAAAAAAGCAGAGGTTGTTCCAGAAGAAAAGCCTGAGAAGAAAGAACCTGCTAAGAAAAAGCCTGCTGCTAAGAAAGCTCCAGCGAAGAAAGAACCTGTGAAGAAAGAGCCTATCGAAGAAGCTGAGGTGATTGCGGATGATTCTGAAAACGCTGGCCTTACTGGATTCGATAAAGTGGCTGCCAAAATTGATGAGTACACGTCAAGTGATCAACTTATCAAAGACAAGAAAATCATTGAACTTGAGATCAAGCTTGAGCAACTCACAGACGAGGAGACTGCCGAAATCAAGGAAGCAGTTAATGATAAATATTCACGGTTGAAAGACGCAAACTTATAAGATATGAAAGTATTCGATGACGTTGAGGAAAACAACACAAACCAAATTACAATCGTTCCAAAGAGCGTTTCATTTACAAAAGACTCCATCTCTGACGATGTTGAGCGATTCATTCAAGCTGTAGAAGATGGCGGAGAACATGACGTTCTTGACGTGTACACTACGGCTACTGCTTTAATTGACTATCTAACTGGCATCAAAAAAGGTGTTCAGAAGATGGTTGAGGATGAAGTGGGGAAGTACGAAGGAGAACCTGCCGTTAGTCATGGTGTGAAAATGGTTCTATCCTCTACAGCATCCACTTACGATTACTCTGTACACGAAGAATGGGTGAAGCAGAACAAAATCGTTAAGACTGAAACGGACAAACTCAAGAAGATTCAAGAACTCATGAAGAAAGCAGAAGGTACTGCTGGAATTATTGATGAAGACACTGGAGAGATAGTTCCGGGAAGAGTAATTAAAAAGTTCGGTTCTTCAGTTGTTAGAGCTACAATACCAAAATCATAAACTATTATGAAAGACAAGAAAGACGTATACTATTTCAGCCATGACGCAAACGCACATCAAGACCCGAAGACGAAGGCCATGATGTCGGTCTATGGTGCTGAAGGGTATGGTTGGTATTGGATTTTGATAGAGATTATGAGGCAACAGGAAGGGTATTGTATTTCAACAGCAAAGAAGTACGATATTCCTTCCCTATCCTCCTCACTTCCTAACTGTAATGCCGAGAAGTGTAAGGAGTTTATTGACGATTGTATTAACGAATTTGACCTTTTTGAGTCGGACAAGAAACAATTCTGGTCTCCCTCTTTGATTAAAAGGATGGAGAAAGTTGACGAGATTGTTGAGAAACGTAGGAGTGCTGCTAATAAAAGGTGGGGCAAAAAGAAAGAAACACCTGCCTCGGTATTCCCTGCGGAAGAAAAACAACAGGCAGTAAAACCAGAGCCTATCGCTTCAAAAATCAAAACCATCAAAGTCCTACAAGACGACCAGCTCTTCGGTTTGTTCGTTGAGCAACTAAAAGAACACGATGACTTCAAGGATTATACCGATAAGTATTTGCAGTCAGAGAGGTCTAAGTGCCTTGATTGGATTGCTGCAAAGGGTGCTATCAAGAAAGATTACAAAGCATTCTTTAGGAATTGGCTTAGGAATAATTCAGAAGGAGTTCAGCAGAAAGAGCCTTCAAAGCAGAAAAGAGGAGTAGTAATTTAAAACCAACAACTATGGAAAACAAATATTATACTCCAGAAGAAGAGGAATTTCATGTAGGATTTAAGTATGAAGCTCTTTGGGGAGTTGAGAACGTAGATGGAGAATGGTTAAAGGAAACATTTTCTAAAGACCAATCTATCCACAGCACAGAAGATACTGTCAGAGTCAAAAAACTAGATCGTGAGGATATTGAGAGTGAAGATTTTGAATGTGACGAAAGGTTTCAAGAGTTTTCTGAAACAAGTAAAACCAACATTTACACCAAGATTAAGAAATATAACGGTGATGATGCTAGGTTAATGTTGTTTCACAATACAGTCAATAATTTAGTGTCAATATCGTGGGCAAACCCTGCTGGAGCTTCTTATGTAGCAGAGAAAAGGTTTTTGAAACTATCTATAGCGACAATAACTGTGCAAATTAACAACAACATATTTCTAGGCACTATCAAAAACAAATCAAAACTAAAAGATGTACTTAAAATGATTGAGATATGAAAAATCTTAGACTGCCAAGAAAGAAGAAGAAAGCTCTTAAGAAAAAGCTAAATAAAATGGGAGGAGTGTATCCTGCTATGATGTCAGCTACTTACAGAATGAGACTAGACCCTTATCCAGTTCCTGAGAACTCTATATTTGATTCTAACGGAGAGCTTAAGAGTAGCATTACTAAGACTTTTAAGTTAACTAGAGCGGAAATCAAAGCTAGATACGGAAAAACTTGGGATCAGTGTTTTGGACAAATAAAAGTAACCCCACCTGATTTTCCAATAATACCAGAACTAATACAAAAACCATGAACAACGTAAAACTAAAAGCATTAGGTATCGAGCTGAAAAGGTCTTCTGGTCAAGAAAAAGTTGTATGCCCTCAGTGCTCCCACAAAAGAAAGCCTAAGAACCAGAAAGATCCATGCTTATCCGTGAACATCGACGAAGGTATCTTCAATTGCCATCACTGCTCATGGAACGGTTCAGTATCAGACTCTAACCAGAAACTGTACGTAATACCAACATACAAAGACAGTGCTCTTAGTGTTGAATGGTTGTCGTTTTTTGATAACAGAGGGATCTCCAGAGAAGTGCTACTTCAGGCAAAAGTTACCATGGAGAAAGTTTGGATGCCACAGGAAGAGGGTAATGTTGACACGGTAATCTTCAACTACTTCAAAGGATCTCAAATCATCAATAAGAAATACAGAACCCTAAAGAAAGGTTTTAAGATGGAAAAGGATGCGGAATTGATCTTCTACAACATGCAAAACATGGAAGAAGACTCTGTTTTAATTGTTGAAGGGGAAATAGATTGTCTCTCTTTTATGCAAGCAGGAATCAACTCTGTAATCTCAGTTCCTAACGGAGCAAGCAAAGGGAACAACAACCTGCAGTACCTAGACAACTGCGTTGAACTACTCTCAAAAGACAGAGTGAAGACAATAATCCTAGCTACAGATGACGACGAACCTGGAGTTGCGTTAAGAGAAGAACTTGCCAGAAGATTAGGTAAGGACAGATGTAAAATCGTGAAGTACCCTGAAGGCTGTAAAGACACAAATGATGTCCTGTTAAAACACGGCACTGAAGCAGTTCTTGGCCTTGTTAAGTCATGTGAGTTCTACCCGTTGGACGGGATTATTCCTCATGACGACTTTATTCAGGGTACTCTCGATTTATACAATAACGGTATTGACAAAGGAGATACGGTAGGGTTTAAAGGTGGTTACGGAGACAAGAACTTTGACGACCTGCTGTCTTTTAAAACAAGCACACTTACCTTGATTACCGGAATACCTTCCCACGGAAAGTCTTCATTTGTAAACCACCTTGAAGTTAATCTTGCCGTTAAGCATGGTTGGAAGTTTGGAATATTCTCTCCAGAACACTACCCGTTAGAATACTTGACGTATAGATACGCTGAACTTATCACAGGGAAGCCGTTCTTTAAGGGTAAAGGAGACCGTATGAGTAGTTTGGAGCTTGGAAGAGCACTAGAGTTCATTAAGACGCATTTCTTCTTTGTACGCCCTCCTAATGGTTCTGCCAAAATGGATTACATAATTGACATTGGGAAAAAGCTAGTAATGAGATACGGAATCAAAGGATTCACTATTGATCCTTGGAATACTATTGATCACGATTACGGTAGCCAAGGGAGTGAAACGCTTTACATCGAGAAAGGGCTTAACAAAATCACCTCATTTAAGCAGGATAGCGATTTAGCAGTATTCATTGTGGCACACCCTAGAAAGATGTCAAAGATCAGAGACAAGGACAGCGACATGAACGGTATGTACGAGATCCCTACCCTATACGACATTGCTGGAAGTAAGTCTTTTTACGATAAAGCTGATGTGGGTATGTGTGTATACAGAAACTTTGAAACAAACGTCACAAGCGTTCACGTTCAGAAAGTGAAGTTTAAGCACGTAGGTGAAACTGGTCTTGCCGATTTTAAGTACTGCCTTGAAAATAGTAGGTACTTACCTTGTGATGCCGATGGAACACGTTATCAAGAAGACAGGAAAAACCTGTTGGTTAAAGACACGAAACAGACAACCATACCTGAAACAGAGTGGACGGTAGACCCTGATGATCAAGACGCTTGGATGAGTATGAAGAACCATAGGAATACAACGGATTTGCCGTTTTAAAACACACAACAATGAACATAGTACAAGAAGGAATATTTGAAGGTTATAGAACTTTAAAAGACAACACTTTAAAGCTAACCATACACTCTCAGGAGATGTCAAAAGAGCAAGCTGCCGACCTATATGAGCTTGCCAATACTCATATTAAGTTCCACATCTCTAGTGATAATATTAATTCCTCCCAAATCAAAGCTGTAAACGATGCCGAATTGGAAAAGAGTGATTTGGTTAACGGGAAGACTAAAGCACAAAGAATACGTGGCATTATGTTTCTTGCTTGGGAAAGTCAAAACAAACCTTACGATTCGTTTGACCAGTTTTACAACCTTGAGATGGAGAAGATAATTGGAATGCTTAAAGAAGTGTACTTATGAGAATAGCGTTTAGCGATAGAGAGTTCGAGTTTATAAAGATGCTGTCTACTGGTAGGCATTTTCTTAAAGATATAGTCGTTCCTAACAGGGATCTTGAACGATGGGCAAACACTCAGCATGAAGCAGACCTGTTAGGCGTTATGGGAGAGTATGCCGTATCTAAATACTTAAAGATTCCCTTTGACACCTCTATAAACTTAGAAGGAGATGGTGGTGAGGTCGATATGTATCTTGGAGACTGGGATATACAAGTTAAGGCAACCAAGTACAGCACCGGAAGATTAGTATTCAACACCAAGGAAGAAATAAAAGCTTTAATTAACGTACTCGTTTTTTGCGACATAAAGAATAAGATTGTGAATATTTTAGGGTATTCATCTAAAAGGGATGTTAAGAAGAATATGTATGAAAAAGACTTGGGCCACGGAATAAGGTACTGCCTTGAACAAGTGAATTTGAAACCAATAGAAGAATTGAATTATTATTATCAAGAGCATTACAAATGCTTACAATTTAAAAAATAATTAAAAACTAAAGAGATGGGAAAAGAAGATATAATGTACGGGTTTTTACACCAACACCCAAGAATGCAAGAAAGGCTTAATCTTGACGAAGGTCATGTAATAGTTGATAAAAAAGATTGGGAAGAAGTAAGAGGTGTTAATCAAGAGGTGAAACAACCCACCCCCCGCGAAGACTTTTTAAAAGCTGCGGAGGTGCAATGCGCTAACTGGGCTTTTGACCAACTACACGGAAAAACTAAAAACCAAGATTAACAAATTAAAGACTAATTTAAAATTAGAGGGATGAGTTTATTATACAAAGACGAAAAAGACTGGGTTTGGAATGTTGAAACAACGGTTGAAAATAATGTAGTTGAAATAGAATTTGAAGCTGATTGTGGTAAGTTTGGAACGGATGAAGGTATAAACAGTTTTGAAATACCAGTTGAAGAACTGCTAATCTTGCTGTATGAAAGAGAGGAAAACCTAACCCCTAAACCAACAGGCGCAAAGCCGAAAAAATAGATAATTATGGGAACAATAACAATAGTTTATGATTCTAAATGCAAACACGGGTGTAAATTTTTTAAGTCTAAACAAGAAGGTAAAAGAACTTATTTTAGGTGTTCTTGTGAGGATTCAAAAGAGAACGGGAAAAAGAAAACATTAAAGTCACCCGCCTGTGATGATTTTGAATTTGAAGACTAACCCCACCCCAAAGAATATTAACTTGAAAAAATGAGATTATGGAAGAGCTTAAATGTTACAATGATAGGTGTAGTAATATTTTGACACACAAAGTTTTAGATGAAGATAATAATCTTTGTGGTATTCCGTGTTGTTCCCTTGATTGTGAAATGCTATGGCATAGAGATATGGACGAATTAAATAATACATTTATTGATGAAGCAGAGATTAACCAACTAAACAAATAAATCATGGAGGGAATTGAAGACTTAAAAAGTAAGCTGATTCAAAAACAAGACAGTAACGGGAACTACATAGTTGCTAGGTCTGTTATAAATAAAGCTAAAAACGTCTCTGATTTAATTGGTATTTTAAATAATAGACAAACAGAACTATCAGAATACTACGGGCTTACTGACGAGAAAATAGATGAACTTATTGATGAGTTAACATTATTACTACCACCACCCCCACAGAAATAAATTAAATACGAACTTAAATAATTAGGAAATGGAAAAGGAGAAATTAAAAGAATTTGCAACAGCGTTTTTTTACTGGTGGTATAATTCAGGAGGAACAAACACAGAGCAAGGTTTTGACACTTGGTGGGAGCTAGAAGGTAAGAGTATAACAACCCCCACCAACGAACAAAAGGAAAGTATTAATTAAAATTTAGATTATGGATGAAATAAACTGCCCTTATTGTGGCCAAGAACAACAAATAGATCATGATGACGGTCAAGGGTTAGAAGATGAAATTCACGAGCAGAATTGTGGCGAATGTGAAAAAACTTTTGGATTTACTACATCAATAAGTTATAGTTATAGACCCGTGCAGTTACCATGCGCCAACGGAAAAGAGCACGATTTTAAAGTCACTGAAACTTTTCCAAAATGTATGTCGGAAATGATGTGTGAAGATTGCGGAACTAGAAGAGAATTAACAGCTGCGGAAAGGTTGCGTTTTGAAATACCTACAATTAAAAGCTATACCGACTCTCTTTACAACCCAACCAAATGACAATTCAAACAGCCATTAAAAACCACGTAACAGATAAGAAAATGCGGATGCGTATCAGTGAATCGTTTTTAAGGCGCGGTGTTGACTTAATGACTATTGAGGACTTCGCTAGTAATTACGACCGCTTTAAAATTTCACAGTTTCCTAATATTGGAACTATGGCAACTGAATTGATAATGGAAATAATAGATAAAACTTATATCTCCTACTCCCAAATGAATAAATTCCAAACTGACATTGACGGATTTGTGGAAACCTACATTGAAGGCAAACCGTGGGAAGGCAATGCTTATACCGACTTTGGTTCTAAAGTTGGGGGATCTCTCGAATACAATGACTTCTCTAAGTTTGCTCCAAGAGAACAAAGAGTGTTAAAAAAGGTTGAACGTCTTGATGTTTTCGAAAGAGAGATCAAGCTTAAGTACAATGGATTCTACGTAAAGGGGTTCATTGACACCATGACTTATGACTTCAAAAGGATCGTTGACTATAAGACCGGAGGGAAAAAGAAAGAGTTTCAGTATCAGGAGGATAAATACAAACAACTTTGCCTATATGCACTGGCATTAAAACAGGAGACTGGAGTTCTTCCAGAGGCTGCTCAGGTGATATTTCTCAGGCGAGATGGTAATGCTTTCAAAGGTGAGAAGTTAAGTGTTGCTGCTGAAGATCCTTTAACCTTGGACGTTGATATATCAATTGACAGGTTGCTGGAAGTGCATCAATACACTGAGCAAGTGGCGCATGAAATGGAGGCGTTTTGCCGACAATTCAAGTTTTAGATGTATATTAGCTGCTCAGAAGCGTAGGAACTTCAAAACATTTATTAAAAAGCTATTCTTTTAGGGTTGTCCTAC